AATTGATAGGTGATGAATGGTGGCGTAACGGGACTAGAAAATGAACCGTATGCAACGGGATAGCCGATGCTTTTCAGTGCTTGATACAGCTCTGTCTGTGTCATATCATCCACCATTCCTTATGATGTTTTTGATCTCATCCGGAAGGTTCGCAGCGTGTTTGTCATATGCAGGTCTGAGATGTGGATACGCATGGACACGACCACCATTCACCTTTGCATGTCCGAATTCAAGCAAGTGAACACGGCGATAATGCTTCTTGTTCCAAATAATCCGGCGATGTTGACCATAGCCGCCTTCTTTGTTTTTTATGAAAGTTCGCGCATAGTCACCAGTCCTTTTAGGGGCAAGTGCTTTCGTTTCTTTCAAAACTTTGTTGGCCACTTGATCTACCTTTTTATCAATAGCAACAGCCACATCTTCCGTGTATTCGCGGACAGCGCTGGTAATTTCTCGTGCTAGTTGGTCGATGGAGATATTACTCATCCAAAACACCACTTTGTTTCAACCACTCTATTTTCCCTCTATCCATCTGCAGCCATCCCTTCACATATGATTCGCGTTTTTTCTCCGCGTGTTTCGGTTCTAATAATGCGGTAAGTAATACCGTTATGTTTTAACTTATCCTCGTTCTGATATTCGAACGAATAAATCTCGAACGATTTTGAAGGTCGTAATCCAGTTACTGCAGCATTGTAAAACTCAGATTGACTAACAGAAAAAGCATTTGCAAATACCTTTCTTTCAGTTTCATGTTCGATTTGATTGCCAATCTCGTCTTCAACAATTGTAGTTGATATAAGATATATCGCTTCATTGTGTCTCATCTGTAGACACCTCTTTATAATCAGACGCTAAAGCTAAATGTTGTTTTAACATCTCATAAGACCTTTGGAAACGTTCGGCTTCGGGATTGTCATAACCAAAGTTCGCCTTGCAATAAGTGATGATCGCTCGATTAATCAATGGGTCTGTATCTAAATTCGCTTTTTCAGCCGAGACTCCCGCTTGGATTAAATCCAAACGGGCAGCATCAATCAATCCTCGCACCTCTAAATCGAAATCATTGATGGATAGCCTTAAAGATAACTTAACCTCTTGAAGTGTCGGCATAATTATTCACCGCTTTTTTGTTCTTTTTCATCTTCCAAAAAGCCTTTTTTCACTAAAAAAGCGATTCTTTTCGAGTTTCCCTCGTAAGAATCGCCTGGTTTATAGATTTTCTTTGTGTCTTTATCTTGGAAGATTTTTAAAACCTTAGCCATTTAATTCACCACCTTACACTACAGGTAATTTGCGGATCAAAGCAAAGGCTTTAGTCGTTAATACATCACCATCAACAATTGTATAAGACATATAGTCTGTATAACGTTGTTTGATATGATCTTCTGTGTAAATGGTCATATTCTCGTTGACATTCATCACGTATCCACGGGCCACGTTACCAAATAAAATGTCTCCATCTGCCACAGAATCTTCCTCTTTAACAGTTAAACCAAAAACACGACCTACTCCGCCAGTTGTTACATCAGGAATGAAGAGTGGACGACCTTGATTGTCCTTTAACGTTGCAAGTTCATTCCAAATGGTTGAGCTAGTAGCGTAAATCGCAGCACCATTTTTATAAGTGGACTTGATAAGACCCATTGCTTTTGATAATAAATCATAAGTCAATGGCACAGGAGTGGTTGCGTTGTCAGGATCATAAGTTAAGATTTGTGGTGTGCCAGCTTCCGCGTCAAGCGCAGTAACAATTCCTCGTGGTTGTGGTTTAAATGTGTCTCCACCGCCTGGTTTTCCTTTTCCGCTGACAATCGCTTTTGCCATTGCGGCTCCTACCTTTTCTGCTAACAAGGTTTGAATATAAGGAATAAATGCCTCGATAGACATTTTTCGTAACTTCCAAGAAATTGGGATGTTTTTCGCTAGTTCGCATCCAGTTAAATTTAGTTCCCCAAAACCAAAGTCACCATCTGCTACTTCCGTATCTTCGTCGTACCATTCAGCATCATTGCCGCTGTTTGTCTCCTTGATAATCGTTAAGTCTCCAGGAACGAATGTCATGCGTACATCACCTAAGATTGGGTATAAATCTCCTGCTTCTCTCCAAATACCATCACGGACCGTTTCTGGAATTAATACCGCATGACTTGTTGTTGTTTGTGTGGAGTTTTTAAAGCGTTCATTAACATTATCAAAAACTGTTTTTTCGTCGTTATCTAAATCGATACCCATCATATTTTTAGCCCATGCGTTTAAATACACTTTATTGTCATCATTTACTTTAGTTTGTTGAGTTGAACCAACAGTACCTTTTTCATCAATGACCATATTTACAATTGGTTCAGCTGGCACTTGATTCTTTAACGCATTCATATTCGCTTGTGCTTTCGCTGTTGCTTCGTATTTATTATCCAGGTCCTTAATTTCCTTTTCCTTTGCTTCGTATTCTTCAATTTTCCCTTCGTTCAGTAATTGTTCTGCTTCATTCAGTAATTCATTACGCTTTTTAAGGTAATCAGCATATTTCATTCTTCATTTCTCCTTTCAGTTTCAATAGATTTAATCTAGCTTCATAGATTTTTTTATTTTCGCTAGATTCATTATTTGGCGGTTTTACCAGATTTCTAATTTTGTTGATAACTTCCGGCGGAAAAACAAAACCATTGGATGAACTTGCGACTAATTGATTCCCTTCGTCAAACAGGACTTCATCTACAAATCCTAATTCTTTAGCTTGTTGTGCATTCAGCCACGTTTCCTTATTCATATATTCAAGTAGTTTCTCTTGAGATAATCCGGTTTTTAACATATAGGCATTGGCAATGGACTTATTATAGTTCTGAAGAACTTCCGCTTCATGCTGCATATCGCGGTAATCGCCCGATCTCCTCGAAGACACGTTGTGAATCATGATTTGAGCAGTTGGAGAAATACGAACATAATCACCAGCCATAGCAATTACACTTGCAGCACTCGCTGCAATCCCAACGATGTCTATATTTACTTTTCCTTTGTATTTTTTTAGGGCTGTGTAAATTTCACTTCCTGAAAAAACGTCTCCGCCACCTGAATTAATCTCCACCTCAACATCTTCTCCGTCTAATTGGTCAATGATATTGCTAACATCTTTTGGGCTAGTAGCGTCCATTTCAAACCACTCATAGATCCACTTTACATCATTGGGTACAATTGTCCCCTTAATCTTCACCTTGGCCATTTTCCTCACCTCCTTCATCTACTGGAGCAGTGTCTAGACGACGAACTGGAGTGTCTCCACCTTCAATCGGAGCAAGATTCAAAATTCTTCTCCATTCGTTTGGTGTCATTGCACCTCGGTCTACCATTTGAACAAGACCTAACTTTGTTTGCATCGAAGCATATTGGAGATTTGAAGATTCAAAGATGATCTTGTTCCCAAACCCCCGTTCACGTCGGTTAAACAACTTTCTAGTAAATTCTTGGCTCATTTGAATGGCAATTGGCTCTACAACTGACTCATAAAAAGCCGTCCATTCGTCCTCCGAAAATTTCGATTGGATGATATTCTCGTTTGTATTAAAAAAGCTATATACCCGTTGAGTAGTCTTGTCCATTTGTTTATCATTGGGTACATAGCTTTCAGGCTTAACTTGGATTAAATCCGCTTTTGCATCTACACCAGCAGCTCCACCGTTTTCACTATCAATCGACAAATATTCTTTTGTGAACTCATCCACGTTGCTTTTGATATCTTCTGGGCGCAATGTCTGCGTAAATTTTAAAATCCATTTGATAACATTGCTGTTTTTGATTGCTTTGATTACACCTTGATCCGTTGTGATGACCACTTCCATTAATTCAACCAACGCATCAGCAGGACTTTCACCAAAAATATCGTTTAGATAATAGTCCTGTCGTAAATGAATAATATCACGATACGGAAACTGAATTATTTTCCCGTTTCTTAACAAAAACTTCAAATGGAGTTCACTGTTTTTATATACGGCTTCAGCAGACATGGCCGGTACAGGATAAATTTGTGTAGGTAAACCGTAGCTATCGCGAATAATTAGGGCAAATGCATTGTTATTTAACAGCAATTGTGTTGTCATTTTTTCCTGGAACATTTGACCGCCCATAAATGGGTTCGGTTCTTCCAAGAGAAAGCGCATATAAGGATCAGGATTTACTTTCACACCTTTAATGTCTTCCCGAATATGCTTTGGTAAAAGTTTTCCTACCGCTCTTGCTGTCGGCCTTATAGCCGATCGAATGATATCAGACTTATAAAGTTCACCATTCCATGTAAAAAAACCGTTACCAGTCTCATTCACGAGTTTGATAACGGTTTTTTGTTTCTCGGGCTCTTTATTTTTGAAAAATCTTCTCCAAAATCCCAAATTCTCACCTCCTTAAATCATGTTTAAATAGTCATTATATTTTTCTTGGAGTACAACATAAGCGTCTAACATAGCCGCTAAACCGTCAATTCTCCTTTTATCATTACTTTTGATTGGTTGAATGTTACCGTTTTTATCAATGTCTACCGATGTATTAGTTAAACACCATTTTGTAATGGGGTTATTGTTGTAGACGATTTTTTTAGATTCAAGATCAGCCCCTAGCTTTTTCATAGGACCCGACAGTGTCTTTTTACCTTGAATAACTGGGATCATTATTTTTCCAAAGGTGTTTTCCATTTCTTCAACCCAATATTTTGCACTCCAAGCATCGTAACCAACCCACGAAAGATAGATGTCTTTTTCTCTCATGATTTCTAGAAACCACTGTGTCACGTATTTAGGATGTACGCTATTACCTGGTGTCGTTCTCAATAGTCCTAACTCGTGCCAAATATCATAAGGTACTCTATCCTCTTTTGATCGCTTTTCAAGTAAATCCTCTGGGAGCCAATACATATGTTCAAAATAAATCTTGTCACTACCTGGAACCATGAATAAAATACAAGCAGCTGTTAAATCCGTTGTACTTGATAAGTCCGTTCCACCGATGCCATAACGAGGTTTTAGGAGCTCGATATCAAACGTTTCTTTATTATCGATTTGCTCAAACGTTAACCATGCCTCCGTTGTAGTGTCTCGAATGTTAAAATCTTTTGTCAGTAAGTTTTTCACCAATAAAGGATTAGCTTTCGCTTTATCCACTTTTCTTTTTAATTCATCATACTTCTTTATTGTTCCAAGACCTGGATTTGCTTTCTTCCAGCACTTCTCATCAGTCCATTCGTCGCGACTGTCCAATTCGTAGATGATGGGAAGAACTCGCTCATCTTTATATCCGTCCGGATCATCGTAGCCATGTATAATACGCTCCGCCTCGTCGTACTTAATGTCAAAAATTCCTTCACGGACTGTTCCTGCCGTTGTCGTGATAACGGTGAGTGGCTGTTCCCTTGCGCTCATGCCATCAACGATAACGTCATATAGGTTTTTATCTTCAATAGCGTGTAATTCATCAATAAGAGCACAATGAACGTTTAGACCGTCTAATGTGTTTGAATCGCTGGATAAAGGTTTGAACGAACCGTCATTGAATTCGCTAATTAGTTCGGCGACTAACGTCTTGATTCGTTTCCGTAGCGCTGGCGATTTTTTCACCATTCGCTTCGCTTCCAACCAAATGATTTTCGCTTGGTCTTTTTTTGTAGCAGCCGAAACAACTTCTGGCCCCGGCTCTCCATCGGCAACCTGCATGTATAACGCAATCGCTGAACCCAACGCCGATTTCCCGTTTTTGCGTGCAACGATCAATATCAATTCCCGATATTTTCTTGTACCATCGATTTTATGAACGAATCCGAATGTTGCGGCAACCAGAGCTTTTTGCCACAATTCCAAAATAAACGGCTTACCACCCATTTTCCCTTTGGAGTGCTTACAGAAGTTTTCAACAAACTCTATTGCATGATTGGCTCGTTTCGGACTGTACTCCCATTCGCTGTTCTGATCGTACAAGTCACGAACCAGCTTTTTATAGACACGGCGCACTTTGTCAGAAACAACTTCCTCGCCGCTCTCAATTTTTTGCCAATATTCCAGGATGGGATTGTAACTCAACAGATACTTAATCACGGCTCATCACGAACGCTTCAAACCCGTCGTCGTCCTCTACCTTTAACTCTTCTTTCGGCAGTAAATCAGATAACTGCTTTATGATACTTTGGTAGTTTTTGTTCATCGTATTGTACAAGCGCGCCACTGGCCGTTCCCGCTCATAAGGCTCTGTCTTTTCAGACTGTGTAAACATCTCGACAAAGCCGTTTTCGTCCAAATCCCTTTCCATATCTTCTAGCGTCACACGCATAAACGCCGCTCGACGAATCAACCCTTCAACAACATGTATTTTATCCTTAGGCAAATCCTTGTAACTTTTTCTTAATCGCTTCTCTTCACGTGAAATCCGTTCTTCTTTCGTCAATTCCTTTTTTCTTGCCATAAAATCACCTGCCTTTCCTGCCTATTTTTGGGGAGGGGGGTCACGCGCGAGGCCCGTGTGTTACGCGAAGGTGCCCCCACCGGTCCCCGTCTGAACGCCCCAAGGTCTGGAATAGGGGGGCTATACTTTCACCAAATCCCCATTCTCATCAAACATTACATCGTATCTTGTTGCACTGTACTTCTCATGATGCTCTTTGTTATGACAATCTTGACAAAGCAGTTCAAGGTACTCCCAATTCAAGCTGATATTCGGATCATTGATATTCTCCGGTGTCAGATATATCCTGTGGTGAACAATCTTGCCTGACTTTCCACAGCGTTCACATAATCCATGCCGATAAACAAAATAAGCGTCTCGACATTGTCGCCACGCTTTTGATTTATAAAAGTGTTTAGCCCACTCTTTCACAAATATCAACTCCAAATAAAAAAGCACCTTAAGAAGGTGCTAGCTAGAAAAATAAAAAACTCTTATGACTTTAAATTCTGTATCAAGTTTATTATTGCTTACTTTATCCAAAAGATCAAAAATATCTCCACTTATCTTAAGTTTATAAATCCCATCTTGTTGTAATACTTGAATTCCAACATCACAATTATTACTAACATAATTAGAGTCTAATACGATTTCTTTAAATATTTCAAACATATTTTTTAGAATGCTATAAAAATCTAATTCTTCACCAATCTGTAGGTTATATTTCCTTTCTAAAGTTTCAGTCTTTATAGGGTCATCTAAGTAGTCACCCGGATAAGCAATAAAAATATGTCCATTTTGCAAAATCATAAGTTTTTCTCCGAAGTGTTTTGCTGAAAATATCCCAACCCTAAAGAATATTTCTTTAGAGTCGCTACTTATCCACGATACTACAGCAACGCTTTCATCTATATCATCTGCAGAGTCAGGATCTTCAGCCTTACATTTTTCAATGACTTTTTTATAAACTTTTTTTATTTCATCACTATTTGTCGGTTCTAAATTAACTAATGAATTTTTAAGTTTATCTAAATAATCAGATAACCCTGCACCACTTGCCCAACCCATATTAGGTAGTTCGATTAATTTTGTAGTACCGTCTAAATAACCAAATTCCTGATACCGCCCGTAATTAATTCTATCATCTGACATAATTACAGACATGTATCGGTTAGCGTATGCTAATACAACAGTCATTTAACTCCCTCCCCTAGATTAATTCGATAAAAGGGGAGATTTCCCTTCTTATCCAAATAAAAAACGCCACCCCGATCGGAGTGACGCCATGCTTCAACATATCCCACAATACAATCATACCATGTCTAAAACAAAACAATCTATCATCTTTCCGTCATTTTTCCTTCAGTTTTCTGTCAGTTTCCTTTTACTCTGTTTACAACAACATTTCAAAGCTTCTCTTATCATCAAGTATCTTCAATCCATTTTTTGTATAAAAAGCGATTTGTCTTGCATAATGTTCATCATTCTCACTTACAATATCTCCTGTTATCCTTTTTGCACCTCGCTTCTTTGCATACTCTATAGCTTCCTTTAGTAATAGTGATCCATAACCTTTATTGAAATTCTCTTCGCCCAAAACCTGAATGTCTGCTACCTTCATTTCATCTTCATCAAATATTAGATTAATCTGAAAACGTTGAAAACCATCTTCTCTAACCACACTTAAAAATAGCATGACTACGTCGTAATTACTCTCATAACCACTCGATTTATAAAATAAAACAGGCTCATCATACTTAGTTTTTCTAATCTCAACCCCGCAATAAAAATCGCTATTTTCCAAACGTTTCTTGAGGTTAAGGAACTCCTGCTGTTGTGAATCGCTAGAAAGTGAATCTTTATTAACACAATCCTCTTTAAGCCCCAAAAATTTAAATAAATCAAACATACTCTCACCTACCCCTTGTTATGTTTAAATCACACTAAACCCATAGATATACAAAAAGCATCCTAAATAATGGATGCTAAAAACTTTCTTATTGTGCTTTTTTGAGCTTAGTTAACTCATCTTCAATACTTTCTAACTCAGCCCAAAGATCTTCATAATCTTTTTCTAAAGAGGCATGCTTTTCTTTCAAACTCTCATATTCAATCTCTAATTCCTGATATGGTGTTAACGGAGCAGCAAAATACTTCTCTCCACCGAATCTTTCATCAGGGTAGAAATTGTGATGCGGATCTAACCAAACAACATAAAACACGTTTTCAATCATAAATCCATGGACACGACCATTTGAAGACGATAGCCTAAACTGCCAACAATCATCTTTAATTTGTTCAAACATTCCCTCAGGAAGAGGATAGCGCCTCGTTTCATCATGTCTATCCCAATCATGTTGGTGAGCATCATAATGGTTTTTGTATCTTTGATTAAAAAGAAATTCTTTTTTGGTTAGTTTCGATATTTCTTTTAAGTGATCAAAAAGTACAAGAAACCATCCATCTGAAGCTTTTCCACATGTAAACAATTCATGATAACGGTTAAAATAAATAAAAGAAAAACGCACTTGATCTTGATGCTTTTTTTGTAGACTTACCAATTGCTCTTCGGTTAGAAAGTGCTTTTTCGCATCCTCTTTCTTTCCTTTAGCAGGTGGCTTCGGAATACCCCATTGTTGTTTTCTAGGTTTTTCTGATGGGTTTCCTTTAGTCATTTTGTGCCTCTTCAAACACCTTTTGATAATAGTTTATAATAATCTGATCGTCTAATTTTGTATTGGACGGAGCATACTCTGGAAGCCCATTTCTCGCGATTAACCACGGATCTTCTTGATGCGTAAGGTATTCCAATTCGTCTCCAGTTAAATGGCCGTAAGAATCAAATACTTCCTCGATTAGTGAATAGGCATCTTCGTTATTCAAAATACCCTCTGGAACCTTATCGATCTTAGATATTTCTTTCCATCCATATTCTTTATATTCGCTATATAATCCTGGGGAAACAGGACCGTGAATCCAGGCTTCAAAATGTTCATCAAACAACTTTTCACCGTAAAGAGTTAAATACCACGAATAAGCGTAGTAACATAGCTTTTGAAGCTTTTTGTGCGTCATTGGTTGAAATGTAAGGAAAGTTTTTGCAACATCATATACATTTGTGATTGTTTTAGTCTGTCTAGTTGATAACATACTTCCCACCCTATCACCCAAATAATAAATTTTCACCATGTGCCTATCTCCTTTCGTGATATGTATCTTTCCAAATTATTGACATACTTTATACCAACTTATTCACGAAAAGGACAGTTAGCACATACAAAAAACGATTATATTTTACTAAAACTCTTCTTTAAAGAAAAGAATTATCCTTCTTCTTTTGTTCGACAAGTTCCGACAAACAAAAAGACACCTAAGCAGGTGCCTCTTCTTTGTACACTTCGATTCTGAGCGCAAAGGCTAACTTGTAGAAGGCCTTCTCGCGCACGCGGTAGAACCTTGATTCACTGATACCCATGTCGTTGTAGATTTCATAATCATAAGGTTCCTCCAGCGTCATATATCGTCTGATAATCAATTCTCGCTCCGTTTTATTGAGCCGATTCACTGCGCGGCGTATTCTCTCCATATACTCATCACGTTCTCGTTCAAAATCTGCTCTTTGGATGGCCGCGCTTTCTGTAGATGAATGAAAAGCATTCGTGTTGCTTGGCGGCACGAGAGAGTACGTCTGTGTTACGCGTGGCAGGAATTCGTCTGGAACCGTCAACATATACATGCGATACTTTTCAAGTGCTGCCTCGACTGCTTCTTTTGTTTTTTCTCCGTCTGTATCACGCAATAAAGACAATTGCTTCACCACTT